ATGAAACCTTCTCTCCCTGAGACAGTCCGAACAGTGCCAGAATCACCTTTTAATAAACCTGATACGCTTAACTTCGATGCAGAATGATGCGGAAGTAAAACAGACCCAACGAGGGGTCGGGCTAATTGGCAGCACTGAGCCTAGAATTCACACGCCTTTACTTAAAGGTAATTCCAAAGCACAAGAGGTAGCAGATTTAGCTGAGAAAATAGGTTTACCTTTAATACCCTGGCAACGCTGGGTGCTGGATGATCTACTTACTGTTGATGAGAATAATGCGTTTATCAAGAAGACTGGGTTAATTCTCGTTTCGAGACAAAACGGCAAGACTCACCTAGCACGTATGTTAATCCTGGCTCATTTATTCTTATGGGGCACTAAAAACGTTTTAGGTATGTCTTCTAATCGAAATATGGCATTAGATACCTTCAGGCAAGTTGCATACACAATAGAAGACAATCAATTTTTGAAAGACCAAGTAAGACAGATTAGATTAGCGAATGGCCAAGAATCTATTACATTATTAAGCGGCGCTCGTTATGAAATTGCAGCAGCCACTAGGGATGCGCCTCGTGGCAAGAGCTGTGGGTTTTTATACCTCGATGAAATCCGTGAATGGTCAGAAGAAGCGTTTACAGCTGCTTTGCCAACCACTAGAGCTGTGCCAGGATCGATGACTTTAATGACGAGTAATGCGGGTGATGGGTTTAGCACAGTGCTTAATGATTTACGTGAACGATCTTTGTCTTATCCGCCACCTACTTTAGGATTTTATGAATGGTCAGCACCACAGCACTGTAAGATAAATGATCGTAAAGCCTGGGCTATGGCTAATCCAGCATTAGGCCACCTAATCACTGAGCAGACACTAGAGGAGAGCGTAAATACAAACAGCATAGAAGCTACAAGGACTGAGATGTTATGCCAGTGGATAGATAGCGCTGTCAGTCCCTGGGTGTATGGGTCAATCGAGCAGTGCAGTGACAGCACCCTGGAAATACCTGTCGGCCCTCAAACAATTATGGCATTTGATATTGCACCTACAAGGCGATCTGGGGCGCTCGTTATGGGCCAGGTCAAAGATGGCAAGATAGCAGTTGGGTTAGCACAACTTTGGCATAGTGATATTGCAATAGATGAAATCAAGATGTCTAGCGATATAAATGAGTGGGCACGTAAGTACCATCCACATACAATCTGTTATGACAAGTACGCCACGCAAACTATCGCTACAAGACTTGAACAAAGTGGCTGGCGTATGGTCGATGTATCGGGCCAGGCGTTTTATCAGGCTTGTTCAGACCTTGCAGATGGCCTAGCCAATAATCGAGTAGTTCATTCTGGGCAAGCAGAGCTAGTACAGCACTTAAATAACTGTGCCGCTAAGACTAACGATGCTGGTTGGCGCATAATACGTAGAAAATCGGCTGGCGATGTTACAGCTGCAATATCTTTGGCTATGGTGGTTAGCCAATTAACTAAGCCACAACAAACTGCGCAAATCTTTGTGTAATTTGCACCAATAGTCCGTTTTATGGTATAAAGTATATATATGGGTCTATTGTCTGCTTTGGGTATAACCAATAATAAAACTGTCCAAGCGCAATACGCCCCTGCCGTTATGGGCGATAACAGTCTCCAATTTGGTTACAACACATTTGGATTCGGCCCAATGGATCGCACACTGGCAACTCAAGTGCCAGCGGTAAATAGATGCTTAAATTTAATTAAAGGCGTTATTGGATATTTACCTTTAGAGCTGTATAAAAAATCTACAGGCGAAAAATTAGGCAAGCCATTATGGTTAGAGCAACCAGATATCAGACAACCTAGATCAGTAACAATTAGTTGGACTGTGGACTCACTTGTATTTTTTGGTCAAGCCTTCTGGAGAGTGACTGAAGTTTATGCAGATGATTTACGTCCTGCAAGATTTGAATGGATTGCTAATAATCGAGTAGTTGCACAAACAAATCAATTAGGTACAGAAGTTTTATATTACACAGTAGATGGCGCTAAAGTCCCTATGGTCGGTGTCGGATCTTTAGTTACATTTCAAGGATTAACACAAGGCGTATTACAAACAGCAGGTCGCACAATACAGTCAGCACTCGATTTAGAAAAAGCCAGTGCAGTAGCATCACAAACACCAATGGCTACAGGATTTATTAAAAACACTGGTGCAGATATGCCAGAGTCGCAAGTACAAGCATTATTAGCAGCTTGGAAATCAGCACGTCAAAATAAAGCAACAGCATATTTAACTAGCACACTAAGTTATGAAACTGTTGGATATTCACCTAAAGATATGATGTACTCAGAGGCACAGCAATATTTAGCAACGCAAATCGCTAGGGCTATGAACGTGCCAGCGTATTACATATCAGCAGATATGAATAACAGTATGACTTATCAAAACATTTTAGATGGTCGCAAAGAATTTGTTGCATATTCATTACAGCCATACATTTGTGCTATAGAAGATCGACTATCAATGGATGATATAACCCCACGTGGTCACGTAGTTAAATTTGCGCTAGAAGAATCATTTTTAAGAGCTGACACAATGAAGCGCCTTGAAGCAATAGAGAAAATGTTGTCACTAGGTTTAATAGATGTAGAGCAAGCTAAAGAGATGGAACAAATGACACCTAACGGAAATGAGGACACTGATGTTACTTACGTTCAGTAGCCAGATCGAAAGCGCAGATGGCGAGCGCAGAGTAATTGCAGGCAAGATCGTGCCATTTGAAGTACCTGGCAACACCAGTGCTGGCAAAGTCGTATTTGCTAAAGGATCAATAGAAGTAGGCGACCCAGGCAAGATCAAGATGCTTATGCAACACCGCAACGATAAGCCTATTGGCCGTATGCAGAAGTTTAATGAAGCAGAAGATGGTATCTACGCTAGTTTTAAGATCAGCGCCAGTATGCAAGGCTCAGATGCGTTAATGCTTGCAAGTGAGCAGCTAATCGATGGTCTATCTGTTGGTGTAGATGTAATTAAATCATCACAGAAAAAAGATTATATTTATGTAACTAAGGCAACACTTAAAGAAGTTAGCCTAGTCGAGTCACCAGCATTTACAGAAGCACAAGTAACTAAAGTTGCCGCTAGCGAAGGCGAAGCGGATGCAACAAATCAACCAACTACGGAAAGTGAGGCTATAGTGGAAAACACCACCGAGCCAACAGCAACACCAGTGGTCGAGACTGCTCCAGTAGAAGCCGCACGCCCTACAATTAGTGCATCCTTCTATACAGAGCCACGCTCACCAATCAGAACACAAGCGCATATGCTGGAACACAGCATCAAAGCAAAATTAGGTAACCACGAATCAGCACAGTGGGTTATGAAAGCAGAAGCAGATGTAGCAAAGTATTTAACTGCTGCCGATGACTCATTTACAACTAACCCAGCATTTAATCCAACACAATTCGTACCTACAGTAGTAGATACACTTATTGGATCACGCCCAGCTGTAGATGCAATCGGTACACGTGCATTACCAGCAGCAGGTATGACAATTTCAGTACCAAAGATCACAACATCTGGCACAGTTGCAGAGACAGCAGAAGCTGCTGCACCATCTGAGACAGGTATCGTATCTTCATACGTAAACTTGACAGTCAAGAAGTATGCTGGACTACAACGCTACAGTTTAGAAGTTTTAGAGCGCAGCTCACCTGACTTCTTCCAGGCTATGTTGGAAAATATGACACGTGCCTACAATAAGGCAACAGATGCAGCAGTAATTGCAGCATTAACAGCAGGTGGCGCACAAGCTAACCCACAAGCCGCAACATCTAATGGCCTTATTGCTTTCGTAGCAGAGCAAGCACCAGCTGCATATCTTGCAACAGGTGAACTAGCAACTGCATACATCGCAGGCACAGGTCAGTGGAATTTGTTAATTGGTGCTAAAGACACAACTGATCGCCCAATTTACACAGCATCACAACCAATGAACGCAGCAGGACAAGCATCACCACGTTCACTACGTGGCAACGTATTAGGTCTTGATCTATACGTAGATCCAAATGCTGTATCTACTGTAATTGATGAGTCAGCGTTTATCGTTGTACCATCAGCAGTATCAATTTACGAGTCTCCAATTCTAAGACTTTCCACCAATATCCCAACATCGGGAGAAATTGAGACCTCACTTTACGGCTATATGGCCGTTGGTGTATTAACACAAGGTGGAGTCCGTCGCTTCAACCTAACCTAATAAGTTAGTTAATTTAATAATCCTCTGGGGTTTAGTAGCCCTAGCCCCAGGGGAGCTTTTATAGACAAGGAGTAGAGATGCCAGCCACGTATGTAACCGAAGCTGAGTTACGCAGCAATTTAGGTATTGGCTCTCTTTACACATCTGCAACAGTTGAAGAATGCTGTCAAACAGCACAAGATTTATTAGATCAATACCTTTGGTATAACGAAGCACCAGTAGTAGGTGCAAGCCTAAACAATAACGTGGCAACCTTAGTATTAGCAAACCCTGGCATATTTGTAACAGGTCAAACTATTAGCGTAGAAAATTGTGGCAACATTTATGGCGGCTCACACGTTATTACTGGATCATTTCCAGGCACAACCACGCCAGTATCAATCGGCACAGCGTTTTTAACTAACTTAGCATTTACAAATTATCCATCTGGTTATTCATTTATTCAATTTACTAAAGTACACGCAAACGATCCATTCCATAGAATTATCCCTAGCGGCAAAGTTGTAGGCCCAGATAAAAAAGACACAGCTTACAGTGCGACCCCAGCCATAAGAGAAGCGGCGATGATAATTGCCGTAGATGTCTGGCAAGCCAGGCAGGTCAGCCAGACTGGTGGGGTAGGTATGGATGGGATCAGTGCCAGCCCTTATCGGATGGGTTATCAGCTGATTAACCGAGTACGTGGTCTCATCCAACCTTACTCAAACCCAAATTCTTTGGTCGGCTAATGGCAGCAATTACTACATTACGTGGCACGCTAGCCACAGCTTTAACAAACAATGGAGTATGGAGTACCTTTAGTTTTCCACCTGCAACTTTGTTGGCAAACAGTGTGGTGGTTACTCCTGGTGATCCTTACATTACGCCTAACAATAACAGTCAGACATCTATTGCACCCCTGGCTAATTTTAAGATTTTAATGACCACACCTGCATTTGACAATCAAGGCAACCTAAAAGGTATGGAAGATTTTATTGTGGCAGTAGTAACCAAACTAGCGGCATCGGCCCTGGTTTACAACATATCAAGTGTCTCCGCTCCAGCTATAACCAATGCAGCTAGTGGAGATTTATTAACATCAGAAATAACTGTATCAATCCTAACGAGCTGGAGTTAAACAATGGCACAATCAGAGGACTTAGCCTTCTTGATCAAGACAGGCCAAATTAAAGACGCACCAAAACCAACTGCACAAACTAAGAAAGACGAGGAATAACAATGGCAATATACTTAAATAATAACGTTGGTGTTAAGTTGGCTACTAATGCTGCACCAACCACACCTTCAATCGACATTAGCTCATACGTAACTAATGCCGTAATTAACCAGATCGTAGATGAGTTAGAAGTAACCGCTATGGGAGACACATCTCATAAGTTTGTTGCTGGCTTACAATCAGGCACATTTACAATCGACTTTATCAATGACTGGGCAGCAGCTTCAGTAAACGAGACATTAAGCGCAGCCTTTGGCAAGACTCTAGCAGTATCAGTAATTACTGTTAAGGGCACTGCCGTATCAGCTACAAACCCTACTTACCAATTCTCAATCTTGGTAAATAACTTGACTCCAATCGGTCAAGGCGGCGTGGCTGAGGTTGCAACATCAAGTCTGTCCTTTACAGTAAACTCCGCAATAACAGTGTCACCATCGGTGGCATTCTAACTAAGGAGTAACAATGGCAAAGCTAAAGATAACAAGGGCTAATGGTGAAGTATCAGAGCACAAAATAACACCAGGTGTCGAGTACGCTTTCGAGTTAAAGTACGGCTCAGGAATTAGCAAGGTCTTGCGTGAGCACGAAAGGCAAACAGAAATTTTCTGGCTTGCTTATGAATGCTTACGCAGGGCTGGCGCTCAAATACCTTTATGGGGCGTTGAGTTTATTGACAGTTTAGATACTGTTGAGGTGTTAGACGAAGAAAAAAAATAATACAGCGGGATTCAATACTTTACAGCATCGCACAACTGAGCGTAGAGACAGGGATACCGCCTAGAGAATTTATTGATATGGATAGCGAAATGTATGCCGCAATCATACAAGTCCTAACCGACAGAGCTAAGGAGATCCAAAATGCCAGCAGAAATCGTAGGCGTTAAAGATGTCTTGGCTGGACTGAATTTTATTGACAAAGATTTACAAGATCGTATTAGAACTGCTATTGATCCCTTAATGCGTAGCGTTGCTGCTAAAGCCAAATCATTTGTGCCTAGTAATGCTGAGGTGTTATCAGGCTGGACTAAAGAGCCTAACCCAGAAATTAATTATCGGCCATTTCCTAAATATGATGCTGGCACAGTTAAAGCTGGTATTGGATATAACTCAGGTGATAATAAAGTGTTTAAAAATGGTTTTAAAGTAAGCAATTATGTTTACAACGTAAGTGCACCTGGTCGCATATATGAAACTGCTGGCCGTAAAAATCCACAAGGCCGTGCGCCATTTCAGCAAATAGATCCAAGCCGACCTAATACAACCTTTGGGCCAGCACAAGGATTTGAAGGTCGAGTCAGGGCACGTGAGTACACTTATAACAAATCTACTAGAGAGTACGCATCAAACAACCCATTTGCTGGTTATCAGTTTGTGACATCAATGCCAGGGCTTACTTCACAGCCAAAAATCAAAGGCATACGTGGTGGTGGTCGAAAGACTAAAGGCCGTTTAATTTATAAAGCCTGGGCGCAAGATAGTGGCAAAGTTTATGATGCAATCTTGGGCGCTATTAACTCCACAGCTATAAAATTTAACAAATCAACAGAGATTAAGAAGGCAGCGTAATGGCAAACGTAGTCGTCTCGGCAATCGCCACCTGGAATGGTAAAGCACTAAAAAAAGGCAAACAAGATTTAAATGCATTTGACAAGCAAGCTAAAGCGTTAAACAAATCGCTTACTAGATTATTTGCTACAGGTGCTTTAGTTGCATTTAGCAAAAAGGCTATTAATGCATTTGCTAACGATGAAAGAGCT